GATACCATATGGATTAAACTCTTTGCTTTTGTTTTAGATCCAATTTGTGGATAGGCTTCAAAAACCTTTTCAACTAATTGTGATTTATTATTAGATTGCTTTTGAGGATTATTTCTGCCCATTAATGAAGTTCTAAATTTTTATCGCAATTATCGAGCGACTTAAATTCATTAGAAGATGTTGATTTTTTAAAACCTACTGAAAAATACTCACCTACTTTTGCCCAACTTTCATCTGTTTTATCTGTCTCATACTGTTTTTTCAGTTCTGATCCAAGTAAGTCAAATGATGAGTAGGCTCCTTCTAAAATAAGTAATGCTTTTTTAATTTTTTCGCTCATGTTTAAGAAATAATTTAACTTTAGTCTAAGTTGAATTGATAGCAAATTTATATAATTTATACTTTATACAACCACAATTACCAAAAAAATATAACTTTATATACTAATGTTTTGTTGTGTATCATTTAGACGTATAACTTGGTTATAATTTACATTAATAAGTTCATATATCAAAACATTTAGGTGCTTTTTAGCATTGTTTAACTCAAAGCCATACTTTTATCTATCAGACCTGTTAGCAATCACAATCATAACCGTAACGGCTATCAATGATAGTATTATTGCTATAATTTCTCCATCTGATAAATACATACCTATAATATCCTCAATAGTTATACCAAACCCCCATAATGCTAGACCTTTAACATAAAGAAATAAAATAAAACTATAAATACTTTGCTAATAACAAATTTTTTTGTATCTTGTCAATACGTTTTATAGTGTAAAATAATATAAAAATTTAACATAAAAAACTTTGCTAATAGCTAGATTTTTCTTATATTTATATTATAATAATAGCAAGGGTTCTTTGAAATATTGATAAACTTAAAACGTTAAAAAAATGAAACAAATCATTGACAGAGTTTTGGAATACTCAAAAAACAATCCAAACGGTTTCACTTTAAATATTGAAACTTTCAAACCAATTAAATTTGGTATTTGTGTCGCCTTCTTAGAAACTCAAAATTGTTTCGGAACGGCAGGACTTGAACTCGCAATTAGCCACGCATTAAAACACCATAAAATAATAGGTGGTTGGCTAAATGAAGAAAACAAACTTTATTACTTTGATAGTGTTAAAGTTTTTAAACAGTTAAAACCAGCGATTGAATTTGCTAAACAAAACAAACAAATTGCAATTTTTGACTTAACAAATTTTATTCAAATAGAAATTACTTAGAGAGCCGAAAGGCTCTTGCCCTTGCTTTTTAAAATCAAATATCATGTCTGGAGAATCAAATATTACTAAAAATCCCGTTAACTCAATCTCATCATCAAAAGTGTTGTTCAATAAAACAATGGCATTATATAAAAGTGTTGGTCTTTTTATTGAAGTCCTGGAGACTGACCAAAACAACGTAGTTACTAAAGTTAAAATAAAACAGAAACACTTGTATAATGGTTATATTCTAAATCAAAAACAATTAGTGGAACGTGCAAAGCTTTTGTATTCAAATTCAGGTCTCCCAAAAGTGAAAGTAATTCCCGTTGTTTATTCTTTAGATGTTAATATTGTTTCGCTAGAATGGGTGGAAAACAAAATGGATGAATTTGGGGTAAAAAGAAGCGATCTTATAAAACAACTATCCATTGACGAATCAAGCCTTAGCCTTTTACTTTCTGGAAAAAGAAAAATGAATAAACTTGTTAAGGCTGCCTTTTATTATTACTTTTTAACCTATGAGCTAAATAGAGATTTTAGAGAATAACCCTAAAATAATTTACTTACAAGACGTATTATCAAGGTACGAAAAAATTTGTGAATAGCAAAGTAATTAGTGATAAAAGAAATAAGATTTATTCGCTGTTGGGAATAGTTATACCAAACCCTCAAGCGATCTAATTATTAAATTTGTAATGAATGTCACCTCCTATCAACAAAAATAAACACTATTTAATTGGAAATACTTTAATAGCTAGATTTATTTTCTTTACAATGTAATTAATTCAGTTTATTTAACTATATTTACCATTAACCACTACACCCATTTAAATGAATAATTTAATGCGTGCTAGTGGTTTTTTATGTTTTAAAATGCCGCTTCTATTAAAAGTTAACAATTTAATACAAGGCTATGGCTTACAGTGAAAAACAAATCGAAACCATATTCAAGGATGTTACAAATCAAATATCTGAGGGGAAATCTTTACGTGAAGTTTTAAGACAAACAGACAAACCTGATAGAAGTACTTTTTATGAATGGATAAGTAAAGACAAAGACAAATCCGACCAATACGTACGCGCATGTAATGATAGGTCAGAATTAATTTTTGATGAAATTATTGAGATAGCTGACGCCACTGCTGATGACATTATAATAAATGACGAAGGAAAAGTAATAACAAACCATAACGTTATACAAAGGGACAGGTTAAGAGTTGACGCACGAAAATGGGCGTTATCAAAAATGAATCCTAAGAAGTACGGAGATAAACAAGCTATTGAGATGGACATAAAAGACGAAAAACCTTTCACATTTGAAATAATTGATGGAAGAAAGAACTAAAATACTAGCAGCACAAGCGGAGTTCTTAAGCTCAACCCATAGACATACTGGTCTGATAGGCGGTTATGGCTCTGGAAAAACCTTTATAGGAGTCACTAAGTCTACTATAAAGCACAGGCAATTGTCAACTAGTATCGCCTATTATCTTCCAACCTATCCGCTTATAAGAGATATTGCAATCCCAAAGTTTGAAGAAATTCTAACTAATTACGGGATCACTTATATTTTAAACAAAAGCGACAAGACAATTACCACTCGTTACGGAATGATATATTTGCGGTCGATGGATAACTCTGATCTCATTGTAGGGTATGAGGTCGGGTATTCATTGATTGATGAAGCTGATGTGTTATCTACTCCGAAAATGAAAGACGTGTTCGTAAAAGTCATCGCACGTAACCGTTCTGTACTGCCAAACAACAAACCAAATCAATTAGACTTTGTATCAACCCCAGAGGGTTACAAATTTCTATATGATTTCTTTGTCACCAAAGCATCGGACAACAAACTATTGATAAAAGTAAGTACTTTAAACAATCCTTATATATCTGAATCTTACATTGAGTCCCTCTTAGAGTCATACACGCCCCAACAGGTGCAAGCGTACATAGATGGTGAATTCGTTAACATGACCTCTGGAAATGTTTACAATATGTTTGACAGAAAGCGCAACCACTCCGACCGCACTATCAAAACAAAAGAAGTGCTACACGTTGGAATGGACTTCAACATCACCAATATGTCGGCTGTCATTCATGTAACTGACGATAAAATAATTACAGCAGTTGAAGAAATAACCAAGGCATACGACACGGCAGACATTATAACAATAATTAAACAGCGTTATACTAATCATAAAATAGTAATCTACCCAGATGCATCGGGTGACGCTCGTAACACCGCAGGAGAAAGCGATATTAAACTATTACGTAAGGCAGGCTTAACGGTTCGTGTACGTTCTAAGAACCCCAGTGTTAGAGACCGCATCACAACCGTTAACACATCGCTTCTAAACGCTAAAGGAAAAACATCTTATTACGTCAACACAAACAACTGTATTGACTATACAGAAGCATTGGAAAAGATGCCTTATAAAAATGGACGACCAGACAAAGAAAGTGGTTTTGACCATATTACTGATGCTGGTGGTTATGCGTTGTATCAAGTTAAAAACTCAAACCAAACAGTTAAAATATATGTTTAACCTTAATCAAATACGAGTAAAGCAATTCTTTCAATTAAAGGAAGATGAAGCTGCCAAATACGTAGAGCTGCAAAGTATTATGAAGAGCGAAGACATATTTCTAAACTATAAGGCTAAGTCTTTGGGAGAGTTAACGTTTGGTCAAGTTTCCCAAATAAGACGGGCGTTTAAAAAGCCTACCTATATAAACCTTTTGGAGTGTTTCAAAACCGTGTTTAGAGTTAAGGAAGATAAATATTTAAACTCAGATATTACACAGTATTTCTATGCGCTCAACTGGATCAAAGAACAGGAAATGGCATTAGTTGAGAAGGAAAAGATGCTTGTTCCAGATCCAGATCCAGACCTTGAAATGGCGGGGGTTAAAAAATTATACGTGTTTGGAGAAATGACAACACTTATAAACCTAGCTCAAAAATTCAGCACCACTCCAATGGAGATAGAGAAATGGAACTATAATGTAGTATTCACTATTCTACTGTATCAAAAAATAGAAGGAGAAGTCCGAAGGGAGTATCAAAACATAACAAAACCTAAATAGATGACACTAGAAACTATATTAGAAACAATAGCAGTCGCACGAGGGTGGACGTTTGTAAACGCTCCACGGAGCTATCAAAACCTACAAGGCATAGCTAACTTTATAACTGAATCCATGGAAGGTGTGGGCGTGGGTGAAACCTTTCTATTCCTTGACCCTGTTATACGTGGCAAGAAATCAACCGAGTTCATCGAATACTCTGGGAATTTTATGGTACTCACAAAATCAGACCTTGATGAAACTACCTATGCAGACCGAAAAATAAAATATATAGATCCAATAAATGAAATACTATACGGAGCATTCTATAACAATCTAAGGTGTGACTTTACAATTTCAGATTGGAGAAGTATAGAAGTTATAAACGTTTTTGATTTCAACGGTGATGGGGTCAGCATGAAATTTATATTAAAAGGATAATGGACGAATCTCATAAATTACAAGAAGAATTCGACTCTTTAAAAGTTGATTTAATTGCAAAGCATAATGAACTGGGAATGAAGGCAAGTGGCAATTGGAGAGACTCTTTAAACGTTGAAGCCAAAGGGCTGACCGCAGCAATCTATGGTGAAAACTATACAGAACAGCTAGTAGAAGGACGAGCCCCAGGGAAGTTCCCTCCTATCGCAGCCATCACACAATGGATTGAAGACAAAGGAATCACACCCTTTGATAGTATCAGCATTAGTAGCCTTGCTTTTTTAATTGCTCGCAAGATAGCAAAGAGTGGCACAAAGTACTACCAAGACGGAGGTACTGAATTAGTTTCAGCAGTCATTACGCCTCAGCGCATTCAGCAAATAATTGACAACGTCAGCG